TCTTTAAAGTCAAAACCCTTTTCAGGTTTAAAATATTGCCAACCAACCATCATTGCATTTGGTGCTAATAATACTAAATTTATTTCCATATTTATCTTCTTTTATCCCAACGTGCTTTGTAATCCCTAATATCTAAATGTGTAAAGGTATTATATCTACCTAAACCCCCAATATAAAAAGAACCTAACATTTCGTTTACTAATAAGTTTTCAATAACATCTACAACTTCATCAGGTGTAAAAGTATTTATAGTAATATCAGAAGCCTTTCCTAATATATGTTGGCTTGTTTTAACACCTCCTATGATACTATTATGCAATTCGCATCTATATGCGCTATTTATCTTTATTGGTTGCCCTACATACTCTCTAATTGTCTGTAACTGTATTGCTAACAATTTAATATTATCTAATACATCATTAGGCATTTCGCAACCACACTTGCATTCAAATTCTGACTTGCTAAAATTACCTGTTAATTTCATTACTTATTTTTATTCATTAAATACCACTTTTGGACAGTATAACCAATAACAACTAAAGTTAGAACAATCTTTAAACCTAACTCAATAGTGGTAAAATTTAAAGCCATAGCCAACCCATTTAATCCATATATTTTCAAATCAATTAATTTCATTTTATAGCATATTTAAGGCACACCTACATAGTAAGTATGCCTTTTTTTATTAAAATTTATGTGATTGGTAATCTACACCTGCAAAAGAATGCATTCCTTGTCCTTCTTCAAAATCTACCTTGTAAGACTTCCAACCGTAAGGATGGTCATCTAATCCCCACCAACCTGCGTCAACGTGCCATCCAGTAGATAAAACTGCTTCTGTTAGTATTTCGCCATCTTCATCATAGGTTTCTTGTTCTAAAACAATGTTTCCTAATTCTACTGTTGCGAATCTAAATTCAGGTATTAAATTTCCTTCTTCATCTTCTGTATGTAAAGCATCAAATTTTGCTTGATATTGTTCTTTGCTATCGAATTGGTATTTTGCTACGTTTAATTTCATAATTTTATATTATTTACTATTGGTTATTATATTAACTTTTGGTTATAACTATTAGTTATTATGTAAAGGTTTCTTAATTTTCTTATCTTATTGTGTTCCTTATGTAAAGATTTACCCTCGTTAGTTACACAAGGGTAAATATTACTCTTAAATTTTTGTTAAAACAGTTAATTCTTGGTCTGTTAATGCGATGTCGTAAACTTTTACCTCTTTTACGTTTCCGTAAAATCTTGTTGTATCTCCTTCGTCGTTAAAATTTATTCTATTTAAACCAGATGGAATTGTACAATTTGTATCTATACCTAACTTAACTCCATTTGCCCACATAGAAACATTATTTAACTTGTATTTAAAAGCTAATTTATATCTATTATCAGAAGGTAATGAAAACGAACTCAATACAACAAAACCCCCTCCAGTAACCATTTGAAATCTTATTAAATCACCACTTGCTCTTGCGAAAATTCGGACAACATTATTATTTGTGCCATCTGATAATTGAATAACTTTCTCATTACCATCATTAGGGATGAAAGAATCAATAAACAAAACCCCCTCTGTTTGTCCTATAATACCACTCAATCCAGTTTTACTAGCAGTATCAGCTAAACGGGTTGTTGTACTTCCACTATTAGATTTGATGTAAGATGTAGCGTAGCTTCCTTGTTCTACTTGTGCGCCGAAAATGTAAACACCTGAAGTTCCATCTCCTGTGTATCCATCCTCACTTCCACTTGATGCTAAATAAATACGAACTTGTGCAGTTGTTGATGTTGATGAATAAGTAAAAGAAACCCTCTTAAATCCATTACCTAAATCCTCTATTTTTTGAGAATCATTTACTAAATTAGTATTACCAAAACTATTGTCTAATAAATTAACAAAGACATATGCGTTTGTTATAAAATCTCTGACCTTTAACCATTGTGTACTGCCATCATATTTTGCTATAATACTTATAGAAACAGAACCACTTGTAGCTACAGCGAAATATTGCGAATCAATTCTGTGATTATCTGATACACTCGTATCTTCAACCAACTTAAAAGCATCTAAACCACCAGTAGGAGAAATAAATCCGCTTGTTACACTTGAACCAGACTTTGTCCAATAAGCATTACTAAAATCCTCACTATAAGGAATCAAATTAGTTCTCTGTGGCTCTAACAACAAACTCGGACAACCATTTACTACACCATCTATTAAAGGATAGTTTAATCTTGGTGTGTTACCTGTTACTGTTTCTATTAAGCCATTTTTATTAATTCTTGTTGCATTAGAACCCCTTGTAACGTCAAAATCTCCTACTCCATCTGACGGTAATACTGAATAAAGTTTACCATCTTTATACCCCGAAGGTATCATTGCTAATGTTGGTTGTGTTGCCATATTTTATATATTAAATTTTCTTGTTTCTTCCATTAAACACATACTATTTTCAAATGTTCCCCCATCTGCTATAACTCTATCTTTGTAAACGATATACGCATTACTTAAAGAATCTATTAAGTATGTTATACCCCAAGATATTGCGTTATAAACACCAATTCCCCACCAAGAACTTCTATAAATTTCGTTTGCCATCTTATTTTTTAGTTTTTACCTTGCTTAAATACGTCTGTAAAAGACTTATATTTTCTTCTTTTGGTTTGTATGTCGCCATTAAAATACCCAATTTGTAGGATTAACATCTTTATCAGGGTCAATATCAGAACCACTATTGTTCAAATATTCAGGAAACTTTGCACTATTAAAGCAAATATAATCCACAAATCTTCTTGTATAGTATTCTGAAAAATCCCTTTGCTTTTGTATTAAAAATTCTATTTCACTTTTACTTACTGATTCAGAACTTTCTGAACTGTGTTTAAATACACCCCCATTTTTAATCTGAAAAGAAGCGAATGGTAAATACTCAACCATTGCAAAATGTATCAACATAGGTTGTATGTAATCGTTTACTAAAGACAAATAATCCCCTGTTAAAGTATTCGCTACAATATCAGTAGAAATTTTATCATATAATTTACTTCCTAAATAGTTAGTAATGTGAATTTCTTGTGCTATCTTAATAAATTGTATAAACTTATCAGTATCAACATTACCATCAATGATGGTGTTTTTTACTAAATCCGTTCTACTTATAAATAATGCTGTTGCCATATTTATTAACCTTTATAATTTGGATGATGTCCGTTATTTGCCATATCTTTTGGTGCAATTTTGGCTTCTTTATATTCTTTTCCTTTTGGTGTATAACTTGAAGGTATATCATTTACTTCTTTACCCTTTGAAATATACTTTTCAGTTTTAGATTTTAATCTATAAAGGTTTTCATTAAAGAAATGACCACAATTAACCCCGCCTTTGAATCTAAAAAGTGAATAATTTTGTCCTTTATGCCCAAATGATTTATTTACACCGCTAAAACTTGCTTCTGCTATATCTTCTTTTCTGTAAACAACACCCTTTGCAGTTCTTGACATCATATTCTTACAAAACTTTCTTGACTTACCACTTGAATATTTTTCAGCGTATTCATATCTTATTTTGTAGTAACTTTTATCTAATTTGCTTTCTTTGTTTGGTGCTGATTTTACAAACCCCGCAAGTTTTTGCAATGCGGTTTTCTTTTCTTTTACTAATCTATTTGCCCAAGTTTCAATGTCTTCTGCTTTTTCGTCATATTCTCTCTTTTCTACAAGTTCCCATTCATCGTCTATTGATTCCCCTTCTAAACCGTTTTCAATTTCTTCAAATTGTTCGTCCGATAAATCGCCTTTACTCATTTTAACACCCGTTTCTTCTTCTCTCGTTTTTTCATCTTTTACATTATCTAAATCTAAGAATTGTAAAGGTTGTAATGTCTTAAAATATAAGTTTAAAGCAATACCGTTAAATGCTAATACTTTATCAAAGGCATCTGTTAAAAGGTCTTGAAATGGGCTAATAACAATGTTTTGCATTAATACAGAAGCGTTTTCTAATTCTTGTGCATTATTACCGAACCCTGTTGAATCCTTAATACCTAAAAGCATAGGAGAAACAATACGGTGTGAAATCATTATCTTCTTCTGTGCTTCATCAGAAAGAAAAATATATTGGTTATGAGCATCTGATAATTGAACTGGTGTAATATCTGCTTGTGCTTCTTTCGAATCGTTAAAACTCAAAATGAAATTACCACTATTAGAACTACCCGAATACTTTTTCTTTATTTTATTTTCTATTAAAGTTTGCTTTTCTTCATCAGGAATACCATTGTTAAAATTGATTAACATTGACGGTGCAAGACCGTTTTTTATATTGTTTAAATGAAAATTAGAAACTTCTGCTTCTATTTCTGAATACTGAATGCCCGAAACATAATCAGGAGTACTATAATAGTACATACCCGCTTCATAAGGCTTTACATAAAGTATTTCAATTGGTTGTGGTGTATCTGAAACCCCGAAAGATGGTAACCTTGTAGGCTTGTCGCTTGGCTTTGCATTTGCCCAATCAGGATGATAATAATACGCTTGTATTTCTTTATCTTCTGAACCAACTTTTTCTGCTCTCAATGTTTCAATTGGCAAGTGTTCTACTTTTTCAATAGTCTTTTTATCTTTTGAATAAATTACCTGAATTGCACATTGACCTGCCAATTTTAAATCGTATGATAATCTCCTAACAACATCTTTTTTAAATAAAGAAATCATTCTTGCGTAAGATTCAGGTTTTCTTGAACTATCCGTTGCATCTAAACCTCTACCGTATATCATTTGAGAAACACCAATAATACAAGCACCTGATGTTGCACTTCCGTTTGCTTTATCAATTAAGAATTGAAAAAAGTTATTATCTGCACCAAATTCAACCCATTCTTTATTCTTAGATTCAACTATTTGCGGAGATGTATATGTGCTTAAATTAACAAAACTAATTTTAGATTCGTTCTGCGTTTTAGCCACCGTTGGCTTTCTGTATTTATTTATGTGTTTACTCATAATATTATAAAATCGTTATTACCTTTCTGTTCTTTATACACATCTTTATTAACTGTGTAATGCTCGTTATTAGATTGGTTTGTTGATTGGTCTGTACAAAACACTTTATCTCTGTAAATTATATCTAAATCAGTAGTATTAACCAATCCTTCTGCTTGTAAAAAAGTCAATAAACAAGTGTTATCTTCAAAAGTTCCACCTAAAGTAATTACTCTTTCTTTAAATGATTTATAACTTCCTCTTATTTCATATACTTTTAAATCGTAAAAATGCCCTTCTTTTAAAGAAAAAATATTAGATAGTTCTAAATAATTCTTTTTAATCTCTGCTTTAGGAAGCGTAAAAGAAACTACATTATTTGTACTATCATCTCTTAAACTTATTATTACAGAAGTAGTATATACTCTTGGTATAATCTTTAAAGTTTGTGTGTTAGTAGTTGGCAATAAATGTTTCATACTTATATAATAAAAAAACACACGTTATTTATTTTTTTAAACAAAAAAAAAGGCACTCAATTAAGAATGCCTTTTTAAATAAACCAATTACTAATTAAATTATGCGTTTGGGTCAATTACTACTGCACTTGTGTTTGCAGTTACAACCGTAGAAACTGTAAAATTAGCAGGTGCTTTTTCTTGACCTTCTAATGTTAAAGTAAATCCGCTTAAATCTCCCATTGCACCACCTGTTACAATTGTACCACCTGTTACCTCTGCGCCATTTTGCAAAGCAATTAAAAAGAAATCTCCGTTATTCGTCTCGACTGCTATATGCGGTCTTGTAGTAGATAATAACTTGATTTGTTCTTGTGTTGCCTTATCTAAAAAAGGTAAAGTTAAATTTAATGTTTGTGTATAAAAAGTTGTTCCGTTTTCTCTCGAACTATTTACTGCAGTTTCTAAAGAAGAATTTCCTTTAATGTCGTATTTGTAAAAGTCAGGTGTTCCCGCTATTGCGGTAATCTCTCCTGCTACTTCTGTAATTGCTCCTAAAGTTCCAAAAGAAGCAAAATATACTGCTTTTAAACCCCCTACGGATGTCTTACAGGCTAAACTTCTTCCTGATGATATTAATGTACAAGCCATTGTGTTTTATGTTTTAAGTTATTAAAAAAAGGGTAAGCAGATGAACTACCTACCCTTTAATATTATTTAATTATTAGTGATTAAGAATAGAAAACTACGTCTTCTAATACTCCAATCTGTACTCCCGCAGTATAACGTGCGATAAATCTAACATTTTTAGAACCATCTAAATCAGCCATATCTAAAACTTTGATTTCATTGTGGTCTGCTAATAAACCAGTTCCGAAATATAAGTTAGATTTTAAAGTAGCAACCATTTTATTGTCTGCTAATCCGTTTGCAACTACAATTTTAATACCATCAAAATATTGTACATCAACATCTTGGTTATTTCCTAAACCGTTTACACCGTTTGCACCTTGTCCGTTTGCTTGAAATCCACCTAATGCTCTTTTATATGCTCTAAACACATTGTTTGATGCGTAAATAAATAGGTCTTCGTTGTTTACTATTGAACTTGGAATAGCATCTACAACTTTTCCTAATTCAGCAATTACGTTTGAAGCATCAACAGTTGTTCCAACTATATCTTGTCCTGCTGGTAAAGTAGCAGCAGTTAATAATGTAGCGAATCCATCAAAAGAACCTGCTCCTGCAGTTCCACTCCAGATACTGTTTTCAGTAGCTTCTGCAATTTTACCTGCCATTAGTCCAATAAAGTAATCAGAAAAAGTTTTTGGTAAATCATCGTGTGCTGAATATCCCATAGATATTGCTTCCCAATCAGATTGAAAAGGTGTTTTACAAAGTTCTAAATTTACTTGTAATTCTTTAGGCTCTAAAATTCTTTCAGTTAATGCAACTGTTCCCGCATCTGTAAAATCACAACTTGCGTTTGCAATCATTCCTGATAAGTCAACTCTTTTTAAAACTTCTTTGAATTTTACATTTGGTTTTACTTCAATTAAACCGTTTGCAATTGTGTTACCGCTTAGTAAACTTGCTGAAATATATTTTCCCGCAAATTCTCCCGCATAAGTACTTGTTATTGATAATGCCATTTTATTTATTTATTTAATTTGTTAAAAATTCTGCTTTGTACTGTACTTTTACCTTTTTGAGAATAAAGGTTTAATTCTTTTTTTTCAGTTACTGCTTCAGGATTGTGTGAAATTCCTTCAACTTCTGACAATTCAACTTTAACTTCTTCTTCTTTTATTTCAGTTTTAGAAAGTTTTAGTTCGTTAATTTCATTACGTAGTTTTTCAATTTCTGAAAAGAATGTTTCTTCGCTAATTGACTTCACAACCTTTTTAGGTGTTGCTTGTTCATTTGCCATTTCTTCTTCAACTACTTCTTCACTTACCGCTTCTTCTTCAACAGGTGCTTCTTCTTCTTTAGCTTCTGCATCTTTTACTTCTGCAATAATACCTTCTTCTGCAACTACAATAATTTTGCCATCTTCGGTTTGGTATTCTCCAACAGGTACTGCTACTCTTTCTTCATCTGCAACGACAAAGATTTCTGCACCCGCTTCAAATACTTCTGCTTCTAAGACTGCACCATTATCAAGT